CCCAATGCCGATCGCCGCAAGCCCGGCCTCGGTGATAGCTAGCGTCAGCCCATGGCCCGAGCCGATCTCGCGCCATACGATCTCGCCCGCGCGAACATTGGCGTCGATCTCTTCGAGCAGCCCCTTTTCGATGAGCGGCTTCACCACTTTGTGGGCAGCGCCACCTTTCAGATTGGGCGGCAGCGGCAGCGCCAGCATGGTCGAGCGTTGAGCCGCCTTGTTCAGGACGATGAGCTGGGTGTCGGTGAGTTTCATGGATTGTGGCTCCTTCAGCCGGAGGCCACGAAAATCGCGACCTTCTACGGGTTGGAGCCCGCCATCAAAGCGGGCTGGAGCCGGGAGCCATAAAGGCGCAAGTTATTCAGTGTATTCGCCTTCGTGGAAGGCGGCGTCCGTCACCCGCTTGAGCTGCTCAGCATAGAACTCCAGCGTGCCGACATGGCCCCAGTTGATCTCGTCCGGGCCGCAGTGGAAATGATCGTCGCTGAGCGCCGCTATGCGCGCCAACATCGCGTCGATTTCAGCTTTCTTCCTGATGAAAGCGCTGAGCGCCGCCTCTTTCCGCCTTGTGTTGCTCATGTCCGCCTCCGTTTCGTTGGCGACATACACGCGTAGATCAGACGCAAAGTGAAGCGGAATCTTCCAATGATTATCGCAATAATCGGCAAAGGCGGCATATCGGATGATTGAGCACAACAGGGGCGGCCGCCCGCCACATGCGCCGACCGAACGCGACCGGAAAACCGTCCAGGCGATGGCCTCCTACGGTGTGCCACAGGACGAAATCGCCTTCGTGATCGGCATCGACGCCAAGACCCTGCGCAAGCACTACTACCGCGAGCTCACGATTGCGGCGACGGTCGCCAATTCGACGGTGGCGCAGAGCCTGTTCCAGATTGCGACCATGCAGGATCACACCGCCGCAAAAGTCGCAGCGGCGAAATTCTGGCTCGAGTGTCGCGCCGGCTGGAAGCGCGCCAGCACCGAGCCGCAGGAGAACGAACTTTTGGCGGGGTCGCTCGGCAAGAAAGCGCAGCAGGCGCATGCAGCTGCGACGGCGGGCGCCGGGACTGAATGGGGCGATGACCTGATCCCGCCGGGCATGATGAACTGACAAGCATGTGGAACACGGCCTGTCCCGACTGGGAGCGCCGGCTTCTGGCCGGCCAGTCCCTCGTCCCCGACTTGCCGCTGTTCAAGGAGGAAGCAGAAAGAGCGCTGCGCATCTTCAAGCGCCTGCGCGTTCCGGACATGCATGGCCTGCCGCGTATGGAAGATGTCGCCGGTCCGTGGTTGTTCCCGATCGTCGAGGCGATTTTCGGTTCCTATGACCCGGCCACGAACCGTCGGGAGATCCAGGAGTTCTTCTGGCTGATCCCGAAGAAGAACGGGAAGTCGTCGACCTCGGCCGCAATCATGGTCGAGGCGCTGATCGTCAATCGGCGGCCCGAGGCAGAGTTTGTTCTGGTCGCGCCGACAAAAGAAATCGCCGATATCGCTTTCAAACAGGCGGCCGGCACGATCCGGGCCGACCCCGAACTCAGTAAACTCTTTCACATTCAGGGCCACTACGTCCGCACGATCACCCACCGGCGCATGGGAGCCTCACTGAAAGTGAAGGCGGCCGATACGGACGTCATCACCGGCGGCAAGCAGGTCGGCACGATGATCGACGAACTGCATGTGCTCGCCGCGAAGGCGAACGCCGCCGACATCATGGTGGAGCTAAGAGGCGCGCTCGCGGCGAGGCCGGATGGATTTCTGATCACCGTCACCACGCAGTCCAAGAAACCGCCGCAGGGAGTATTCAAGGCGGAACTGGAAAAGGCCCGGTCCGTGCGCGACGGCGAGATGAAACTGCCGCTGCTGCCGATCCTCTATGAGCTTCCGCATCGGCTTGCCGTAGACGGCGGGTGGCGGGAACGCAAATACTGGCCGATCATCAATCCGAATCTCGGTCGGTCCGTTGACGAAGGGTTTCTCGAACGCACGGTTCAAGAGGCGGAGGCCGAGGGCAGCGCGCAGCTGGCGCTGATCGCATCGCAGCACTTTAACGTGCAGATCGGTCAGGGGCTCACGACAGACGGCTGGCCCGGAGCCGAGGATTGGCAGTCCTGCGCAGATCCGGAGTTGACTCTCGACGAGCTGCTCGCCCGTTCCGAGGTCGTGACCATCGGCGTCGATTTCGGCGGCAAGGACGATCTTTTCAGCCTGTGCGTCCTCGGGCGAGAGCCGGGCGCCGGCATTCTGAACCGCCGTCGGTGGCTGGCATGGGGTCATAGCTGGTGCCATCAGGTCGCAGTCGAGCGGCGAAAAAACGAAGCCTCCCGCTACGATGATTTTGTGAAGGCGGGCGAACTCACCGTGGTCGACCGGCTCGGCCAGGACATCGACGAGGCGGTCGATGTGATCCGGAAAGTTTACGACAGCGGCCTCCTCGCCGGCATCGGCCTCGACCCCAATCGCGTCGGGCCGTTGCTCGGCGCGCTGGAGGCGGCTGGCGTTACAGCGCCGGAGGGCGATGACGAATTCATCTCCGCAGTGACGCAGGGGCGCGTGCTTGGCGGCGCGGCGATCAGCACTGAGCGGAAACTCAACGAGGGCGCACTGACCCACGCCGGTCAGGCGATCATGGCGTGGGCGGTCGGCAACGCCAAGGTTGAATGGATCGGAAACGGGCTGATGGTGACGAAGAAGGCCTCCGGCTCTGCCAAGATCGATCCACTGATGGCGCTATTCGACGCGGTGTTTCTGATGGACCGCGATCCTGAACCGCGACATTTGGGGAGCGTCTACGAAAAACGGGACCTCCTAATGCTGAGGATCGGAGCGTAAATCGCATGGGTTGGTTTTCGCGCGCGAAGGCTCCCGAGGCAGTGACAGCGGTCAAATCCTCCGGCATTCCTTCGCAGGGCTTCCTGCCAACGCTCGGCTCCGTGCCGTCCTCGTCGGGAGCGCTGGTCTCGCAAGCCACGGCGATCACGGTCCCAACCGTTTATGCCTGCGTTTCCATCCGCGCCGAGGATGTCGCGCGCTGCACGCCGCGGCTCTATCGTCCGCTCCCCGACGGAAGCCGTGAGCCGGTCAAGGATCATCCGGTCGCCCGCCTGTTCAAACGACCGAACGCCATTCAGAACTGGTTCGAATTCGCCGAGCAGATGACGACGGGCCTGCTCCTGCGCGGAAACGCCTATGCGGTGATCCTGCGAGATCGGCGTGGACAACCCGAGCAGTTGATCCCTGTCAATCCCGACGCGGTCATGGTGCTGGAGGCGGCGGACGGGCAGATTTTCTACAACGTCAACCGGGTGGGCCTCTATCAGATCGCCGTGCTACGCGGCCTCCCGCAGAGCATCCCGGCGGAAGACATCTTTCATCTTCGCGGCATGGCCTTCAACGCGACGGTGGGTCTCAACCGGCTCGGCGTGGCGCGCGACGCTGTCGGCATCTCGATCGGTCTCATGCAGCAGGCGGCGCGGTGGATGAACAATGGCGCGCGGCCCTCCGGCGTGCTGCAGACGGACAAATCCCTGACCCAGCAAGCGGCCGATCGCCTCAAGGCCTCCTGGAACAGCCTGTTCACCGGCATCCAGAACGTTGGCTCCGTCGCCGTGCTCGAAGAAGGGCTCGAATGGAAACCCATGTCGCTGACGTCGGTCGATTTGCAGTTCATCGAGCAGCGCAAGCTATCAGTGCTCGATATCTGCCAGTGGTTCCGGGTTCCGCCGCACAAGGTTGGCGTCGTCGACGCCAACGCCAAACTGAATCAGGCGCAGGCGGACCAATCCTACGTGAACGAAACGATCATGCCCGATCTCGAGAGATGGGAGCAGAAGTGCGTCCAGACTTTCGACCTCGACGACGAAGGTCTTGAAGTGGATTTCGACGAGTCGTCATTGCTGCGCGCCGACATCATGACGCGGATCAATATCGGCCGGCTCGCGGTCATGTCGGGGCTGATGTCGCCAAATGAATGGCGAAAGAGCGAGAAGCTGGCGCCAGTCGAGGGCGGCGATCAGGTGCTTGCGCCCGTCAACCTCGCGGCGCTCGGCAGCGATCTCAGCGGGACTGCGCCGGATGGCGCCGGCCGCCCGCCGAAACATGAGGAGAATCCGGCTGTATGAGTCTGAAGCACAAGTTTCTGCCGGGCGCAGTCGTTGAGGACACGACGCTCGGCGAGCGTCAGATCCGCGTGATCGTCTCAACGCCAACGCCGGACCGGGTGAAGGATGTGCTGGAGCCGGGAGGCGTCGATGTCTCCGCCTATCGCGCCAATCCGATTGTCCTCGCCGATCACGATCGCGCCGCGCCGATCGGCACCGCCGAAATCGAGATCAAGTCGGATCGCGTCGAGGCGGTCGTCACCTTTGCCCCGGCCGGCGCATCGTCGAAGGCCGACGAATATTGCGCGCTCGCCAAAGCCGGCGTGCTCAACACCGTGTCGCCCGGATTCATCGAGAAGGAGGCCGCGCCTATCAAGGGCGGCGGCGTCCACATCACCCGTTGGGAGCTTCTGGAGCTCAGTCTGGTCACCGTTCCCTGCAATGCCGAGGCGACCGTGATCGAACGCCAACTTACCGAACGCAACTGGCGTGTCGGCGCGTCGCTTAATCTTCCGACCGCGCCCGCCGACGCCGCGGCGACTGCAATTCTCGACGCGGACACGCTCGACGCCAGGACGGCCCACAAGGGCTTCCTCGCCTATGACGCCGCGGCGGCGGGCAGGCCCGAGGGTTACGCCATCCCCTTCGCCAAACTGGTCGAGGGGCGCCTGATGGTCGACGCCGGGACGATTGGAGCCGCGCGCGCGGCGCTCGCTGGCGCAGCGTTTTCCGACGATGTCATGACGAAGGCGGCCGCTGTTCTGGACCATTATGACTCGCGGGTGGATACCGACACGAAAGCCGGCCGCGTCCTCTCGAAGGCTACGCATGCGCGCATCAATTCGGCCTGCAGGATGATCGAGGAAGGTCACGCGCTGCTCAAGGCCATGCTCGTTGAAATTGAATCGCCGGAAGAAGACGCCGGCGAAAGCCAAGCCGAAGAGTCCCCGCCCGACACGGGCAAGGCGGCGCCGGCGCTGACACAGCGCGCGCGCGATCTGGCTGTCCTGAAGTTCAGGGCGGCTCCCTGACGCGCGACAGGCGCGACACCTCATCCATCCCTAAAACACCCAACGCTGCGCACTCCCCGACGCGGCGCGAAAGGTCATGTCATGTCGAATATCAAGGAACTCCGCGCAGCGCGCGAGAAAGCTTTCGCCGCCTTTGAGGCGCTCGCCACCAAAGAAGACTTCGCCGCCGAGGATCAGCCGGAATATGATCGGCTCAAGGCCGAGATCGAAGCTTGCGACGCCCGGATCGAGCGCGCGCGAGCGGCTCAGGATCTCGCGGCCAAATCGGCGCAGCCGGCCCCCGGTCAGGACCCGGTCACCGACGCCCGCATTCCCGCGGCTCCCGAGACATCGCCCTACGCAAAGGAAAAATCGCTGCTGCTCGGCGGTATCGCCAAGATGATCGGCGTCGGCAACGGCAATATCTACGCGGCGCGTCAGGCGTCCCTCGACGTTTACGGCGAGAGCCACCCGGTCACCAAGGCCCTCGTCACCTCATCGGGCGCCGCCGGCGGTTTCATCGTCCCGCCCGACGTCATGAACGAGATCATTCCGCTACTACGCGCACAGACGGTGGTGCGTTCCGCCGGTCCACGCGTCCTGCCCATGCCACGCGGCACCATGACCCTGCCGGGCCAGGCAAGCGCCGCCACCGCGACCTACGGCAACGAGAACAAGGCGATCGTCAAATCCGAACCGTCTCTCAACCGGATCGTTGCGACCTACAAGAAATTGACCGCGCTCGTTCCGGTCTCGAACGATATGATGCGCTACGCCGACCCTGCGGTCGACGCCTTCGTCCGTGACGATCTCGTCCGTGTCATGGCCCTGCGCGAGGACCTCGCCTTTCTGCTCGGCGACGGCATGGCCGACACCCCGCGCGGGTTTCTATCCTTCGCGAACGGCTGGGTGGCGGCGAAAGGCGGAACGATCGGCGTCTGGTCGACGACGGCCAACTCGATCTTCGCCGTCAACGCTACCGATCCGGCCAACTCGACAGGCGGCAATTTCATCACGGCGAACCAGACGGTCGATCTGACGAGCGTCCAGAATGCGCTCGCCGGCGCCGTCAACCGTCTGGACAGCGCAAATGTGCCGGAGACGCGCCGCGCGTGGTTCTTCCACCCGCGCACCTACAACTATCTGTTCAATGTGGTGAACAGTCTCGGCCTTTACGTGTTCCGTGACGAACTGATGGGCGGGCGCCTTCTGGGATATCCGTTCTACAAGACGACCCAGATCGGCACGGGCTACTGGAACGCGGATGGTTCGAACAAGGATCTTTCCTTCATCTTCCTCGTGGAGATGAGCGAGGACATGATTTTCGACTCCATGCAGATGGAGCTCGCCGTGTCGCGTGAAGGAACCTACGTCGACGAGAACGGCGCAACGATCTCGGCGTTCCAGCAGGATCAGACGATTATCCGCGCCATCTCCGAGCATGATCATCAGATGCGCCATGACGCGTCGATCGCCGTCATTCAGGCTGTGCGTTGGGCTCCTGCCGTCGCCTGAACCTGATCGCGGGCGAGGCGTGATCCTTGCCCGCTCTTTCATTCCCCCTTCTGAAAGGAAACCTCCATGAGCATTGTCCTGCAAAAGGACGTGAAGTCGCTCGTGCGCCCGCGCGCAGCTTGCGTCAACACGGCCATTACAGCCGGCGGCGCCGGCGACAACACGGCGATCACGGGCGCATCGATCGATCGTTTCACCTCAGCGGGGATCCCGCTCAACGCGCAGATCGTTCTCTACTGGACGGCGACCCTGGCGCAGGCGGCGACGCTGACCCTCAAGACCATGAAGCTTCAGGACAGCGCGGACGGCTCCAACTGGGCGGATTTTGCAAGCTATGCCGATCCAGGCGTTGTTTCGACCGGCCCCACGGGCGGTGGCACGCTCACCGATGTTCTGGAGATCGCGGGCGCCGATCTCAGTTCCGCCCGACGCTACGTCCGGCTGCTGTTCACCCCGGATCTTTCGGCGGCGAGCGCCGATACGGCGCGCGTGGGCGCGATCTTCAATCTCGCCGGCTTCGATCGCTTGCCGGCCTGACCAGAGACGGCGCGGGCGCCATCCCGCGTCGCAATTCGGGAGAGTTCCATGAAGGGCGTCAGATTCATCAGGCAAGTATTCCCCTGGCAGGCGCAGGCGACGGCGCTTCTGCCAGCCGGACAGGCGGACCTCATGATCCGGGAGGGCTTTGCCGTTCCGCATTACTTCCCTGACAGGCCCTATGCCGTCGACGCATCCGTTCCCCGAGAGGCGGTTATTGCGCCCGCTTCGTCGCCTGTGCGTCCGACGCAATCTTACAAGACGAAGCGGAGGGGGTGACCCATGTCCGGGTTCGGCGTCGGCCCGGCGGGGCGCTTTGCGGTCATCTCGACGGTCACCGTATCGGCGGCGAGCCACGATCTGACGACGCTCGCCATCATCAAGGCGGAACTCAACCTGACCACGACGGACGCCGCGCGGGACACGGTTCTCACCCGCTACATCGCCGAGGCGTCGGCCGCCATCGAAAATTTCTGCAATCGCTTCTTCGTGGTGGAAACGATCAGGGATCGTTTTTTCCCCTCTCGGGAAGCTCCGTTACAGACGATCGTCGGCGGGATCGATCCGATCCAGCTTTCCCGCTGGCCGGTGACGACCCTCGTCTCCCTCAAGGAGGATGGCGTGGTCCTGGTGCTTGATGAGGATTTCCTCCTCAACGCTGCGACCGGACAGCTCATCCGGCTGGACGCCAACGCCTATCCATCACGCTGGGGCTCCTCTCCAATCGTCGCGGAATACGCCGCCGGTTACAGCCCGATCCCCGGCGATGTTTCCGATGCGGCGATCCGGACGGTCTCCGGGCGCTACTATGCACGTGGCCGCGATCCCATGCTGCGCGCCGAGAAAGTGCCGGACGTCTGGGAGGCCCAATACTGGGTCGCCGCTGGCGCTGATGACGTCGGCGGGGCCAACCTCCCGCCCGGCGTCCAGAGTCTTCTCGACAATTATCGAACTCCGGTTCTTTCCTGATGCTCACCGACCGCATCAAGGCCTCCTACCTGCGCGCGCTGGCCTCCCAGTTCGGCCCCGGCGAGGCGGTAACGCTGCGTCGCGCCTCGGGAACGGGCGCCGGCGATTACAGCGTTTACGCGTGGGTGATCGGGCTGGACGCAACGGATCTCGTTGGCGGCGTCAGTCAACTGAGGCGCAGAATGATCGTCCTCGCCGATTCCGTCACATCCGTAAATTTCCCGACGCCGTTTCTCGTCAAAAAAGACCGCGTCATCTGGAACGGCAAGACGCTGGCGATCATGGCCGTCGACGACGGCTCGAGGCGCATTCAGGACAAGCTGATCGCCTATGAACTCGAAGTAACGGGCGCATAGACATGGCGTCGCTCGCCGTGATGAACGCCATTGGCTCGATCGTTTCAACGAACTGGTCGCATACGCCGATTTTCGATGCGAATACCGTGGGTTCGGTCCCCGCCGACAACAGCGCCTTCATGCAAATACTCTATCCGGTGACGACGGAGCGGCAAATCTCCTTCGGTGCATCCAGCAACTATCACGAGGAAACCGGCGGCGCGCGCATCGGGCTCTACATCCCCAGCGGCGTTGGCCTCAATCCGAACGGCTCGCCATGGACGAGCCGCATGGAAAGCCTGATGGCGCAGTTTCGCGGCAAGTTCGTCAGCAACATCGAGTTTCTCGGCTTCGACGGCCCCATCGTGCAGGACGATTCCGACGACGGCGCCTATCACGAAATCAGCTTCACCGTCGCCTACAGGCGTCTCTCCCTCGCCTGATGGGCCCTCTTCAAGGAAACAGAAATGGCCTTCGCATCCGGTTTACAAAGGGACGTAGCCCTCGTCGATGAGGCAACGTGGGGCGTAACCCCTGCGACGCCCGCCTTCAATTACCTGCGCGTGAAAGAAGGCTCAGGGATGACCCCGACCAAGCAGACTGATATCATCCGTCAGCTATCGCAGCACGCCAATCCTGTCGATCTGGTGCAACTCGGGCAGGATGCGAACGGAACCTATGCGCTGGTTCCTTCCTACGGCGGCGCGTTCGAGACCCTGCTGCTCGCGACGATCCGTCAGTCGGCTTTCACGACCAACGTCGCGTGGAACGGGCGCGCAACGCTCTCAAAGACTTTTGAAGAAAAAGTCACCGGTACGGCGGCTGCCTGGCTCCGTTACACCGGCGTCGAGGTCGAGTCGCTCGACATCAGCGTCGCAGCGCGCGGACAATTGGAGGCCAGCGTCAGTTTACAGGGCAAGGTCGGCGCCGTCGCGACAACGGCGATAACGGGCGCCACCTACACGGCGGTCAATACCGAGGAAGTCTACAACGCGCTCGGAGTCGCCGGCATCGCGATCCAGAGCCTTTCGCCGGTTCCGTCCGTGCGTTCGCTCTCAGCGTCGATCAAACATGCGCTGACGCCGATCAACGCGCTCGGCAGTTCGACCCGTCTCGGCAACGCCTTCGATCAGATCGAGGTCACGGGCTCGATCGAAACGCTCTTTGAGGACACGAACGCCCTCAATGCCTTTCTGACCCACGCGAGTGGCGCCATCACATTCATCGTCGGCACGGTCACAGCGAAGAAATATAAATTCACCTTCCCGAAGGTCTACTTCTCGGAAGGCAAGGTGTCGCAGGCCGGAACAGGTCCTGTCCTCGTCACCCTTGGCTTTACAGCGGTCTATGACGGAACGAATGGCACGGTGAAAATCGAAAAGGCGATCGCGTGATGAAGATCGAAGTGAC